GGCTGGACTGACCGTGCCCAAAATACATATAGTGAAGTTATCTCAACTACTGAACTTAGCCCAATTAATATTGAAATAAAAACAGTTAAATCAAAACGTAACAAAATAAAATTATTATGATAAGAAATTCAATTTATTGGGGTATATACAACAGAAAAGACCGTCGGCTAAATTTAGGATTTAAATATAAGGGCCAAGTTTTAAAAAAGACCCTATCTAATCAAATGTTTGGAGTTAATCCAATATTAGATGGATTTATTGACTATATGGAATCATTTATCTATGAGCATATTGAGGCAGTAAAACAAATAAAAATCTTTGCCAATCCGGCACTAGATAAAAACGAAAACCGATTAAATTAAATAATTCATGGCTCAAGTATTTAACAAAGAAAAAAAGGCACAAATTCGTGGTGAACTTGAAGACCTATTATCAACCTACCAAGGCGGACCAAACCCAGTAGATGATATTGCAGATTCTCAACTAGGTGAAATTGCAATGGCTCCACCTCTTGATTTCGAAGAGATGAATTCTAACTTTGAGAAACAGGCAAAGGATATTACAAATTCAATGCTTAAATTTTATGTAGAATTAGGCGTACTTGAAAAACATGAATATTTAAAACAGAAACAAATTTTAGATAATTCAAATATTCAAAATATCTTTTTTCAGTTAAAAACAATTCGAATGGCAATTGAAAAAATAACAGAAGAAATTAATCAAGGTAATACTCATCCACGACTTTTTGAAGTATTTGGGCAGTTGCAAGATAAATTAACAATGGTTGTAAAAACCCAAGCCAATTATATGTTATTTCTAGAGGATACTTATAAAAAAGTACATCAAGATATTGAACAGCGAGGCAGTGGATCATCTAAGTCAGTAACTCCATTAATTGAGTCAAGTACTGAATACTATATAACAGCAGGCACTAAAAATTTAATAAAAGAGATAACAGTTGAGGAAATTGATAAACCATCAGATACTCGCCACCTAACTCATCCTGATCGAAAAACTGAAGTTATGCAAGAACGCGGATTAACTCAAGTAATAAAGCCAGAAACTTCGATTGATGATTTTTCAGATGATGTTAACTCGTTAATATGAAAGATTTTATAACAAATAGTGGAGGAACCTCTAAATTAAAACTTTCAAATTTAGATCCTGAGAATAATGCAATTTGGACATCTGAAAAGATTAATCAACTATTAGAAGATTTTGAAAATGGAGTAATTGATATTAAAACAATCAAAAATTCTCCATTTAAAGATAATGATCCAGCTTGGAAAAAAGCAAATCTAGTATTTGAATATACTCCAGAAGAGCTTGATGAAATCCGAAAATGTAAAGCCGATCCCGTTTATTTTGCAAGCAGATATGCTCAAGTAATGCAGGAACAAGGCATTGAACAAATTAGGCTAAGAGATTATCAAGAAGAAATAATTAAATCATTTAAAGATAACCGATTTAGCTGTTTAATGGCAAGCCGCCAAATTGGTAAATGCCTTTTTCCATCTACTCTAATTATTATACAAGCTAACGATGATAACGTTTTTAACGATTTCATAAGATTTGCTAAAGGATTAATCATTAGTAAAAATGAAAGATTAATAGAAACTCGTGCATCTGAACTTTATTTTTATTTAAAAAATCAGAGAAACAAGTTGACAACTCTTGATAAAATAAGACGCATCCTCTATCGTCTACTCTAGATTTGTCATGATACCAAAGATAAATAAAAATATGAAAGAATATACGTGTTTAAATTGTGGAACTGCGTTTAATGCAGCTGGGAGCGGACGGCACACATACTGTTCAGAATCTTGTAAAAATCAAGGCTCTACGCAGTATCGAATTGACCGTATTACTAGATCAAAATTAGACCGAAATACTGGAATTGAAGGAATTGATTTCGTTACTTGTCTGATATGCGGAGAACGAGGTAAGCGCCTCTATGGAAAGCATTTTAATGAAAGACACAATGGTCTTAAGAAATCTGAATACCAACTTCAATTTCCCGAAGCCAAGGTTGCCTGTGATAAAGATAATGAAACTCTAAATAAAACTAGAGGCAAATGGATGCAGACACCTGCACATAGAAAGAGGCAATCTGAAAAAATTTCAGGGACTGCGAACCCAATGTCAAAGGCCAACACCACAGACTTACAAAGAAAGCAGTCAAGCCCATTTTCAATTGAGTTTTGGAAAAAACGATTTCCAAATGAAACTTTAGAGGAATTGAATAATAGACGATCTATTGAGGTAAAAAAATTCTTAAGTGATAGAGTTGTTGCAACTTCTATTCAGTACTACCTAAATTTAGGGCAGTCAGAGGAAGAGGCTAAACGTGCGTTATCGAATAAACAATCAACATTTACCCTAGCTAAGTGTATTCAAAAACATGGAGAAGAAATGGGGTTTGAAATTTGGGCCAATCGACAAAAAATGTGGAAAAATAAAGTCTTTAATGATAAAACTTATATAGGTCGAGGATTTTCTAAAGTTAGCGATACATTCATAAATACGTTGATTGATAAATTAAAAATTATTAATCCTGACCTATTACTACAACATGGAAGCAATGAAAAATTTATCAGAGACTCTGAATTAAATCGAGTTTACAAGTATGATTTGACCACTAATGATCGAAAGATTATCGAGTTTAATGGAGACTATTGGCATTGTAATCCATTAAAATATAATTCAGACTACTATCATAAAGTAAAAAAGAAGACCGCTACTGAAATATGGGAGTATGACTGTAGAAAAATTGAAATTGCAAGTAACTATAATTACTCAGTCAAAGTAATTTGGGAGTCCGACTATGTTAAAGACCCGGAAAAAACGGTCGAGGAGTGTTTAAAATTTTTAAAATAGATTTGATAAACTACATTGCTAAGCTAATAATACTTCTAATCGAAAGGTATGAATTTAGAAATAAAACGCTGGATCAGAATAACCCAGTTGACAAATTTCAAGAAGCATTCTCAGTAGATTCAATTTTCAGCATCAAGACCGACACTGGATTTTCTCCAATTGCCCTATGTAATAGGACTCAGCCGTATAACCTATGGAAAATACAGACGAGCTTAGGCAAAACACTAGAAGGAGCAGATCACCATATTCTCTTTAGACCTGACCTCAGTCAAGTATTAATTTCTGAACTTAGAGTTGGCGATCGAATAGTAACAGTAGATGGTACAGAAATGGTGACTTTAATCGAATCTACTAATTTGGCACTATCTATGCTAGACTTTTCATTAGCCGATTTTAATCATAGATATTGGACAAATGGAATACTTTCGCATAATACCGTAATGTCTGGCTTATTTATTGCATGGTACTTAGTATTTCATACTGATAAAAATGTATTGGCTGTAGCAAACATTGCATCAACCACTAAAGAGGTTTTAGATAAAATTAAATCAGTACTTGAAAATTTACCATTCTTTTTAAAACCCGGCTGTATTTCAAATAATGTAATGTCAATGAAGTACGATAATGGGTGTAGGCTAATTGGCCGTACTACCACTAAAAATACAGGTATTGGTTTTACAATTCATGTACTCTATATTGACGAATTTGCACATATTAATGCCTCATATTTGGACTTTTTCTATCGGGCAATTTATCCAACAATTTCAGCATCAAAGAACTCAAAAATTATAATAACTTCTACCCCAAATGGCATGAATCGATTCTATGAAATTTACATGGATGCAATGAATCATAATAATGAATATGTTCCATTACGAGTAGATTGGTGGCAGGTTCCAGGAAGAGATGATGAATGGAAACGCAGTACAATTGCAAACTTAGGATCAGAAGAAGACTTTAATCAGGAATATGGGCTGCAATTCTTTTCATCGGATAAATTGTTACTACCGTCTAAAGATCTTAAAAAAATATTTGCCCTTAGAACTCAATACGTCATCCCAGAGTGGGCGCAAACCCCGACTACATTAGATCTATTACATGGACTTACAGTTCACCCGAACTTTAACAAGTTAACCCTAGATGATATTAGAAATGATCAAAACTATTATATATTTTCAATTGATACGGCCGATGGTTTAAATCGTGACTATTCAGTAATTAATATTTTTAAGTTTATTGCACTACCTCTAAAAATGCTGACTCCAGTAAAGGAGTTCATTAAAAATGAAACTGATATTTTTTCGCTAGTTCAAGTTGCAACCTTTAGAACAAATACCAAAGATATTAATCAATATTGTAATTCATTAGAATACTTATTATATACGGTATTTAATACTGATAAGGTAAGACTATTAGTTGAGTTAAATCATAAAGGCGAATATGTAATGGATAAAATTATGAAACACGAATCATATTGGAGTGGATTACTAATTTTTTCAAAACATACAGAATCAGCTCAACACCTTAAACCTGGCCTTAAATTAACCACAACTAATAAAATTAAATTTTGTGAACGATTTAAATACTTAACTGCGGTTAATAAGATATTACCAAATGAATTTAAGACAGTTCACGAGCTTGGAGCATTTGGCCGAACCTCTAATGGTACATACCGAAGCCAAAGCGGTAATGATGATTTAGCAATGACTTGTGTTAATTCAGCTGCATTTTTTGAATCATCAAACTTTTTTGAATTAGCAAATGATGAACTTGATAAACAACCGCCAGAATATATGGCAGAAATCTACTTAAATTTTTTAAATGAAGTATAT